TTGTCGCTCAAGCCCAAAGAGATGGGCTACATGCCCTATCGAGATGACTGACAAGGTCTGTGACCGAAAGTGACCCTTCTTTCTAAATCTCTCTATACGTGCGCGTGCGCACACGTGAGCAGTTATTGGAAATCAGGTCACTTTTGGTCACTCATAAAAGAAATGGAGATGAAAGTGTCAATTAATCATGTATTCGCGCTCGATCTGGGCACACAAACAGGTTGGGCTTTGATTGGAGCTAATGGCTCAATCACAAGCGGAACCCAGTCGTTCAAGCCTCAACGCTTTGAGGGAGGTGGCATGCGCTTCCTGCGGTTCAAGCGCTGGCTCACTGAAATGAAGCAATGCACCCCCTTGATCGAGTTGGTAGTTTTCGAGGAAGTCCGTAGACATGCAGGGGTGGATGCTGCGCATGCATACGGTGGCTTCATGGGCCAACTAACCGCCTGGTGTGAGCATCACCAAATTCCGTATCAAGGCATTCCAGTTGGAACGATCAAGAAGCACGCTACTGGTCGTGGCAATGCGAGCAAAGAGGAAATGATCGATGCAATTCGATCCAAGGGGCATCACCCGACTGACGACAACGAGGCTGATGCCATTGCACTGGCATATCTGGCACGTGAGTTGAACGGATCTACGCAGGAGATCGCACAATGAAAATCCCGAACCGCCCCTATCAATGCCCATTGGGCAAGGCTCAGCCAATACCAGTCAACCTTGATGCGATAAAGAAAACTGGATGGCAGGAGCAACATATCTTGGTCGTTTCAGATCAGGATGAGCGTCTTGATTTCATTGAGCGGGAGTTGATTCGCCGAATCGGCAATCGGCTGTACGGAACAGGGAGGATCTGAGATGGGGATTCCTCAAAAAACCTGGACCATTGATGACGTGGATAGTGAGCTTCGTCAGGCTGCACTCACAGCCCATCGACTGCCTCCTGTCAGGGTTGCTGGATACGTGGGCCGCTGGCCCGTAATCATCAGGACAGATGCAGAACCTGCAACCGCAGATGATCGAAAACAATTTCGTATTCCACCATCTCCAAAAGATGTAGACCAGATGCTTGAAGCAATGAGGTGGATGCACTGGTTGGAAGTCGAGCAGCGCCACCTTCTTTGGATGAGGGCAGAGAGGCATCGTTGGTCTGAAATTGCGAAGCGCTTTGCTTGCTGTTCAAGAACTGCGCAGAGGCGGTGTGATGCAGCAATGCATTTGATTTCTCTCTACCTGAACAAGGAGAAAAAGTGAAATAGACGGGCCTCGAATATGAATGTCGGGGCCTGTCGGTTCATAGCAATGCAGCCCCTTCCGAAGGGTGTCGCATTTGGTCCGGAATTCATCTACATTCTGGATACGGTCAGCAAGACCACGCGCTTTTGATTCCCGAAACGACTCGGGAACTCCTCTCCAAACTTCCCCCCAATTTCCTATGAAACCCGAGATCCAAATGGTCCCGGTGGATTCGCTCATACCGTATGCGCGAAACGCCCGCACCCACAGCGAAGAACAAATCGCCCAGATAGCTGCCAGCATTCGTGAATTCGGTTGGACCAATCCGATCCTGACCGATGGCGACAAAGGCGTGATCGCTGGCCACGGTCGTTTGGCTGCAGCTCGAAAGCTTGAGCTCACAGAAGTGCCTGTGATTGAGTTGGGACATCTGAGCCCCGAACAGAAGAAGGCCTACATCCTGGCCGACAACCGTATTGCGCTGAACTCGGGTTGGGATGAGGAACTGCTCAAGCTCGAATTGCAAGAGCTCCAAGGCGCGGACTTTGATCTTAACTTGCTCGGTTTTGGTGATGATGAGATTGAGCGATTGCTCAATGGCGATGAGGCAGGCGGTGGTTTGACTGAGGATGATGCAATCCCAGAAGCACCAGCAGATCCAGTATCCAGACCTGGGGACTTGTGGATTCTCGGCAACCACCGCCTCCTATGTGGCGACTCAACTGTCCTGTCAGATGTGGAACGCCTCATGGATGGCCAGCTGGCTGACATGGCATTCACCGATCCGCCCTATAACGTGGACTACGGTAACAGTGCCAAAGACAAGATGCGAGGCAAAGACCGCCGTATCCTGAACGATGCTCTTGGCGACGGCTTCTACCAGTTTCTCTACGATGCTTGTCTGAACCTTTTGGTCGTAACAAAGGGGGCTTGCTACGTCGCCATGAGCTCTTCGGAGTTGCACACGCTGCAAAAGGCGTGGCTTGATGCAGGTGGTAAATGGTCGACCTTCATCATTTGGTCCAAGAACACGTTCACCCTGGGTCGGGCCGACTACCAGCGCCAGTACGAACCGATCCTGTACGGCTGGAAGCAGGGCGCAGACCACTTCTGGTGTGGTGACCGCGATCAGTCGGACATCTGGAACTACAACAAGCCCAGGATCAACGACCTGCACCCGACCATGAAACCGGTCGAGCTGGTCGAGCGGGCCATCAAGAATTCGTCCAAGAGCCGGGACATCGTGCTGGACCTCTTCGGTGGCTCGGGCACCACGCTGATCGCTTGTGAGAAAAATAATCGTCAGGCACGTCTGATTGAACTCGATCCCAAATTTGTGGATGTGATCGTCAAGCGCTGGGAGGAGTACACCGGCCAGCAGGCTGTGCGTGAGGGCGATGGCGTGAAGTTTGCCGAGCTGGCGACTAGTGCTGGTGATGCACCGGTCCAAAAGGTCCCTGCGGCGCAGGTGGCCTGATTTCAGTTGCCCGGGAAATTTGGGTACAGGTCGCCGCTGGTGATGTCGGCGTTGTAGGTGACGTTGTCAAACTCGCCGCGCTCATCGGCCAGGTACACGCCGCCCACTGACTGAATGGCCACTCCGTATTTGCGGGTCAGGGCGGTCAGTTCGGTGATGAATTGGTCGTAGTTGTTTTCGGTCTGGGTGGTGGTGGCTGCCATTTTGGTCTCCTTGATGCGATGGCTCTATGAACGCTCTACTTCGATCAGAAGTAAAGCGATTCATTCAATCTTTTCGATCAGTTGCTTTTTCGTGACTGATCAGCCCAGACGCGCGAGGTAGCGAACGCTGTCTCCTCCGGATGGATCGATGAACAAATAGGGTCGACCGGGTGCGCGCACCATCACGCACAATTTGCCATCCCAGTAATCGCCTCCCTTGCCTTTGAGCCAGTCGCGAGACTTGCCAAGGTTCAATTTGAAGCCATCGAATTCTTCGGGGTCCATCTCCCGGATCTCGGTCACGTAGACCGCCTCGACACCGCAAGCGGCAATGTCGGAGATGTCCGTAGGCTTGCGGCCAAAGGGTAGCGGGATGCTGAGCTTTTGCACCTGCATTTCGCGGCCATCGAAGTTGATGGTTGTGGGTTTGGATTCAATGGTGATGCTGATGGGGTTCATGAGGTCCTCAAACGGTTGTGGTGGTGATGCGGTACTTACGTTCCTGACCATTGGTCTTGTCTGACACGATGTTCAAGCCCAGCTTCTTCTTCAATGCTCCGGCCATGGCACCACGGACTGTGTGCTGCTGCCAGCCGCTGGCCTGAACCATCTCGGAAAGGCTGGCCCCGTCGGGTCGCTTGAGCAACTCGATCAGGGTGGCCTGTTTGGTGCCCTCGCGTTGCTTGGGGTGTTTCTCTGGCGCGCTACCGATCGCTTCAAGACCTGCCGGTGTGATCGCCAACTGCGTGCTGCCTTCGGGAGCTTTTTCGTATCTCACAACCAGTCCTGCATTGCCCAGTGCGGTGAGCACCTTGATAAGTGCGCCGCCCTTAAGGTTGGCTGGAAAGTCGGTCAACAGTTTTTGAGGATGCTTGGCCGCTGCTTCGAGCAGGCTACGCTGGGTGTCCGTCAGTTTCATTTTTTGCCTTTCGATGTTGTTGATGTGTTTTGTGCTGCTGCGATCCCTGCGGCGTAGGCGGCTTCAAGTGCGCTCTTGACCGCCCAGACCGAGACGTCATGAAAGTCCAGCCGATCGCGGTGCTGGGTTTCCAGCGTTTCTATGAACAAGTGATCAAGCGCAATCTTCTCGATGACTTTTTGCTTGTCGGGTTGCTTCATGGCTTGTTTCCTCACGCGTTGTAAATCTGATTGGCCTTGTCAAAGCCAACCCACTGGCCTTGCTTGTCCAGCCCTCGGTTAGCGAGTTCCTTGCGAGCCAGGTCGTTGAGGTCAAGCTCGCCGTTTGCGACGGCGACCAAGACCTTGTTCAAGGCGATCTGGATAAATCCAAGCTCGTCGACGGTGAAGGTGGTTGCTTCGGTAATCACTGAAATCTCCTGTGTGCGTTGCGATGTAGAGCATTGACGCTCTGATTTGGAGTAAAGCCAAGTAAATAAGCGAGGCTGTCGCTAATACCTTGAAAGAAGCTTTAATTGCCAAGAAGCGCACCAACACCTTGCAGATATCCGGGATGTATGGCTGTCTTGGATAAACCCGGGTTCTGCGATTCACACCGCTCAGTTACTCACCGTGAATACGGTCGGGCAAGACGTAGTTTTGATACCGAGCTGGGCTTTTACCAATCGAAGAGTTGGCGGCTCCTGCGAGCGGGTTTCCTTCGGATGCACCCCTTGTGTGAGGGTTGCGCCAAATTAGGAAACGAAACACCAGCGGTCGTGGCTGATCACATTCAGCCAATCAAGGATGGCGGGGGACGCTTCGACCCAAGCAATCTGCAGGCGCTGTGCGTCTCCTGTCACAACCGAAAGACAGCGCAAGAGACTGCCCGACGCCACCCTAGGGGGTAGGGGTTCTAAATCTCTAGGGATAGCGGCCAAAGATGCGCGCGCCAGCTCAAATTTTTGCGCGTGCAAATTGAACTAGGGGGGGGCTCCCCCTCTCCGGCCCCTCTGTGCGTCTTCGCGCACAACATTTGCCGATTTATGTGCGGCAACACACATTCACGGCACCTTGAGTGCGAATTGGAATAAAGATGGCTGGACGTAAACCACTCCCCACCAAGGTAAAGCAGATCAAGGGGACCCTGCAAAAGTGCCGTACAAACCTTAGAGAGCCCAAGCCGACTGGCGACCTGGTGGACCCGCCTGATTACATGCCCGAAGGAGCCAAGGCTGCTTGGCGATATGCACTTGAGTGTGCGCCACCGCACTTACTCAGGCGACTGGATATGTCAGTCCTCGAGGTTTGGGCTTGCGCCGCCGACCTGTACCGAAAGGCACAAGCAGGTATCGCAAAGACAGGGTTGCTCGTGAAAGCCCCCAACACCGGCGTGCCAATGCAGTCGCCATATTTGGCCATTGCCAACAAGCAGGCACAAATCATGACCAAAGCGGCCACGGAGATGGGGTTCACACCCGCATCCCGATCCCGTGTCACCTTGCCTATGGAAGCGGCGGACGATGACTTGGACCCTTGGGCCGATATTGCAGGATAAGTTCAATGGCTCAAGACAGTTATGCGGACATTGCCAAGATGTACGCAGAGAGGGTCGTGGCCGGAGAGATTCTCGCGTGCAAGTGGGTCAAGGCGGCCTGCCA